GCTTTTTTGAAAATTTCTTAATGTAGCGTTTGTTAAATCTATTCCTTGTTGTGCAAATTTTAATGCTGTGTCTCTTACATAACATGCTGTTGCTAGAGACATTACTAAATCATCATTATATCCCCCTTGTGCTTCTGCTCTTCCGTTTTTCCAAATAAAAGTTCTCATTTCTTCCATGGTTCTTTGACCCTGAATTACTACTGATTTTTCTCTTAAATAAGCATCTAATTTTCCTATTGTTAATGGTCTTGTTTTCATTGACATTGTAAAACCAGGAACCATTTTTGTTGTGTCTGTTACATCATAACCCTTAGCTAAAAACGCTTCTGCACTTGTAGCTGCTTCTCCTTTAGGTGAATAATATAAATTTTGATAGCCTTTATCAATTACTACTTGAATTGTATTCCATCCTATATTAGCATTTTCAATTACAAGTAATGCATTATTATATTCAGTTGCAATGGAAACTAACATGTGTCCAAATTCTTTAGTACCAATTTGACTTTTAAATTCGCCAATTTGTTTAGCTTCTTCAAGATCTATAATATGAAAAGCAGAATAATCTTTACTATCTCCTCTAGCTACATCCGCTACAACTAAATATTTTCTACTATAATCTGGATATTCCCATATATGTAAACTTCCATCTATACCCCTTTTTTCTACAGGTTTACATATAAATGTTTTTTCATAATAAGATAAAATATCAACATTAAATACAGTATTACCTGAAGTAGTAAAATCACAATCACATTCTTGTGCTGCCATTCTTAAACCTAATTCGTCATCCTGTTTATCTCTCCATGCTTGATTTCTTTCTGGGTGAACTGACCAGTGTAATTTAATAGGAGTAAATCCATTTCTTCCTTCTTGTGCTCTAACCCACATTTTATGAAAAAAGTTACCTGTACCATTTGGTGTAGATAAAACTATTGCTTTACCCCCCGTTGATAATGTTTGTTGTGATGAACCCCAAATTTCTTCAATTCTGTTTTGTTCAATAAAGGCAGCCTCATCAATAATTAATAAAGAAATTGCTTCCGATCTACCAGCGTCACTTGCTGCAGACACTGCTTTAATTTGTGAACCATTATTTAGTCGTAATGCTAGTTTATTTTTTTCAGTAAATCCAATCTGTAGCCATGATGGTAATTCATCATACATAAATTTTACTTTTGTTACTAGATTTTTAGCTGTGTCTTGTTTTGTTGCAACTACTAATATTGCTTTATCTCTTTGAAAAATCATCATCCATAAAGCCATACCTGCTGATAAAGTAGATATTCCTAATTGTCTAGATTTAAGAATAACACTTCTATCATTCTTTTGAAGTAATTTTAATGTACCCTCTTGAAATGGGTATAAATTAAACTGTACACGACCCCTTGTTGGGTGTTGAATGTAACAGTATTTTTTCATAAAGTAAACGGGATCTTGAGCACATTTAATATACTCTTGCTTTATGATTTGTTTTATGTTAGTATTAGCCATATTATATGTTATACATATTGAGCTACTGCTTTTTTAACCTGTTCTATGCGTTCTTCTACAGTACCACTAATTGTAGTGGTATTATTTCTATATGTTTGTACAAAAGATTTTATTCTATTATCAATTGCTATTCTATATTTTGCATTTGTTTCTCTAACTCCATTATCTTCTATTTCGACCCCTTCAGGACTAACATAGAATAAAATATCATATTCTTTTATTAAATAAGATAAAGTAGAATTTAAATAATGTTTATGAGCACTATCCATAGATGTAGATAAATCAGCAAACGCCATAACATCAATAACTGTTCTATCTGTTATGATTTTTTCTTGCATTAATTCAGCTGCTCTTTCAGAAGCAAAAACTAATTGTCCTTTTAAAGTACTATCTGTATTTAATGGTATTCCTAAATTCATTAAATGTTTAGAACGTTCTGTTCTAAAATGATAACCCTTAAAATCAGGTAATTCTTTTAATGCATTTACTAATGTAGTTTTTCCTACACTCATTGTTCCGCAAAATCCTATTTTCATATTTTAGTTTCTGTGAGTTTGTCCTTTAGCTGCTGCTTGTTTATACCAAGGTAAACCTTCTTTACCTTTCATTATTTCATTCCATGTATCATAATCATACTCAATACCATTTAAATAATATTCTTTTCTTTTTTGTTCTTTATTAATTAAAGCAGGTCCTTCTTCATTATGAAATACTACTCTACCATTCATATCTAAGGCCGTTGCTCGTGTTTTAGTTCCATCTTCTTCGATTTTAAAAACATTTCTAGCTTTAGTTTTAGGTTTTACCCACTTTTGTATATTTTGTATTTCTTCTGCTAATGCAGCTGCTTTTTGTTCTTTTGTTGTATTAATCATATTTAAAAATTTATATTTTCTATAAAGTCAGGATAATCTTTTTTTAATAGTGCTTCTGCAACATATGTGCCTTGAGCTCCTGATACTGTTATACCTCTTGCTGACAATGCATCACCTACAAAATGTACGTTGGGAAACCTAGTTAAACTTAAATCATTATAATTAACTAAAGGTTCTGGTGACAAATATTTTACTTCTGGCATGTAAATTCCCCAATCTTTACCTAATGTTGGAAATACTTTTTCTAAATCCATTATAAAGTCTTCAATGTGGATTGCATATTCTCCAATTGCATCATATAAAACATCTATACTATTTACAACATGACATTCTACATAATCACCTTCTGACGTTTTAGAAGGTACTCTTTGTGATGGTGAGTAAAATAAACCAACACCTTTATGTTGTAATTTATCTACTGCTGCTCTTGACCAGTCAAATGGTTTGTCAATGTCTCTAATTTCCATTAATATACCAAAGTTAGTCATATCATTTCTAAATGCTTCATCTTTCTTAGCATGTCCGTTGTAACTAACATCACCATAAGTGTGTTCAGCTGCAACGTAAGCTGCATTGTTGTTTGTACAAAATGATCTTAATGATACACCTTTTTCTTCAAACTTTTGATATAATTTAAAGTCATAACTAATGTCAATTAATTTTTGAAAATGTTCTTGTGGTGCTTCAAAACGCACACCAATTTGTACTGACTTGGGTTCTGTAGGTAATTCATACTCTTCAGCTAATTGTTTACCAAAATCAATTCCTGATTTTCCTACACCAAATATAAGTTCATCATAATCTTCCCACCCATTATCATACATTACCATTTGTTTGTCAAAGTCGATGTTTGTAACTTTAGTTTCCCATACAAAATCTACACCTTTAGACACCAAGTAATCGTGCCAATTCTTGCCAATTTCATGTAGATAATCGGTTCCAACATGCCATACGGGGAATAAGCGTAAACCAAAATGTGGCTTAATAAAATCGGGTTCTTCTTGGGGATCTGAACATTGTACTTCAGATGGGTTTGGATGGAAACGTTTAAAGTTCGCTATAACTTGATCAAATAATTCCATTGCTTTTTCATCACCTGTATACTTTGACAATTGGCCCCCTATAGATGTGTGGTAAGTTAATTTACCATCTGACCAACCACCAGCACCTAAAAAACCTCTCATTACATCGGAGGCTGGTCTTCTATATGGGTCTAATCCCATATCAATGATGGTGATTTTTCCTTCGAAATTATTGTCTACTAATTTTGTTGCTGCATTTACACCTGCAACACCTGCTCCTACTATTACTACATGCATATTTAATTAATTTGCGGTAGCGTACATAAAAAAGCTGTGGCTACCAAATTGGAGGCCACAGCTCTCTTAGAAATTATAAGTCGTCCGGCTATGAATCGGACTGTATGTTTGTTATTGTAGTTTTTCTAATGCTTCTTCGTAAGTAATTAAATCAGCTACTTCACCATTATCAATACTATATTGAAAGGATTTACCTCTTTTTACTAATACTAATTTATCCGTATATCCTTCTTCTTTTTCAATTGATGATGGCATCATTTTTGCATCATCTATTGCTGCTTTATCTCTATAATTAACATTGGGTACTAAACCTACACTACCTTTAAATTTATCTCCATCCATTATATCTGCTAATTTAATAGCTTCCTTTAATATATATAAAGGTTTAATACCTGCTAATTCTTGAAATCTTTCTGTTAATAATTTTTTCATTATTTCTTTTTTGTTTTTTCTAATGATCTACCACCAAAGTAGGCACCAATCACTGTAATTAATACTAATTGTAATAGATCTGTCCATTTTGCTTCAACATTGAAGTTAATGGTTCCTGCGTCAATAAATATCATAAGAACTGTAGAAACTACTAAAAAGACTAAAACTAATGGTCTTACGTTTTTACTTAACCAACTGTCGCTGTTCATGTCTGCTGACCATCTGTCAGTTATATTTTGTTCCATTTTAGCTTCGTGGTTAGCTATAAGCTCTTGGATTTTTCTTTCTGCTTCTAACTTTTCTTCTTTTGATGTGTGTAGGTTATCTATAACCCCACCTACACCTTTTACTAGATCGGCTGCTCCTCCTGAAAATAATTTTGTTAATATACTCATAAATTTTTATTTTAAAATACTACAAATGATGCTGTAAATGGTGTATCATCTGCTGTTACTTCTCCTCCTTCAGCATCTGTAAAACAGAATGACATTGAGCTATTTGCATTTATGTGAATGTTTAAACTAGATTGAGATAAACCACCTAATAGAGTAGTTGTTCCATTAACAGTACCATATATAACTGAATCAACACCTATACTTGTATTACCTACTGTAAATAATGCTGAAGTATCTCCATCAGCTATTGCAGCTTGTAATTGATTTTTAATTGTAAATTTATTACCTATTACTGAACCACAGTGGGTAGCGTCTACAGATACTAAAAGGGAATTTTTATGTATAAAACTAGTACCTTCAACTGTCCCACTTGCACTTATATTACCTGAGGCTGTTATATTACCATCAACATTTAATCCTGTTAGAGTTCCTACTGAAGTTATTGCACCTTGAGTTGCTTGTGTAGTTGCTGTATTTGGAGCTAAACCTGCAATTGTTGCTACTGT